ACCAGCGCCTGACGTGGCCAGAACGCGAACTGGTCCGACAGCTTGGCGAGAAACTCTATGGCAAGCGGCCCGAAGGGCAGGGGGTGCGCCATGGCTGATCGTAACTGGACCGCCGACGATGTGGCCGACCATTTCGAGGAGGCGTTCCGCACCCTGCGCAAGCTGCCACCGGTCAAGGCGCAGGGGTTCTTCAACGCGTGGCCCGACATCGTCCGCACCAGCCGCGAGATCGCGGCGATGGATCCACAGCCAATGCGGGTATGGCCGTCGGCGTCCGCCATCACCCGGCTTGAACAGACCTCTGACTGGGTGCTGTGGATCGAGGTGACGGAGCGTAGGCTCGTGTGGTCACGCGCGGCACGTGTGCCGTGGAAACACATCAGCGCAGAGTTTGGCTGTGATCGTACCACCGCATGGCGGGGCTGGCAGATTGCGCTGACCAAGATTGCCTCGCGGCTGAATGCAGCGGCCGCGTGACACCACCGCCATCCGCCTGTTTAGCCAGACAGGCCGGTGGCGACCCGCTCGGCTTTCGGGTGGTCGATCGTCTGAAGGACCTCGATGACGATCCCGCACCACGCAGGATGCTGTCGAGCAATCTGCCCCAGCTGGATGACAACATCCTCATCGGCTACGAAGCTCAGGGCCTCAAGCCCGGCCCGATCAGGCCGAACACGCATTTCGAACAGCAGGGGATCCCGAGCGAGCGTTTCGCCGGCCTCGGCGAGCGCCGTCGCCGTTACGCGCCTGACCTCGCGGGCTGAGTCCGCCAAATACGCATGCAGCCTATCGGTAGCGATACTGGACGGAATTGCCAGTTGCACTGCTGCACGTCGTACCCCCGCCCCGCCATGCAACAACCCCCTGAGCACAACATCTGCAGGCAGAGCAACCCGACAGGCGGCGGCCGCGAGTAGTACATGCGCATCAAGGCATTCGGCCATCGGACCACGAAGGAGAATGCCACGCAGGAGCGCAGCCTCTACCGTGCGTTGCACGATCTCGAGGACCACCACCTGTTCGAGCATCGGTTTGGTTTCTCCGAACCCGAGGAAGCGGTCCCAGAGCGCAAGCGCCGCCTGTGTCCATCCCTCCGGGCGTCGGCGGATGATTTCTTCCCCGAGTGCGGCGACTTCAGCCATTGCCGCACTGACGAACTCCGCCAGCAGGTCAGCATCGCTCAGCGACGTTGGGTCGATGGACGGAACTGGCACCCGGGGTAACGCATCCCCACGCGCGACAGGCCCATCGAACAGGTCCGATTGCCGCTCGTCTCGATCTCGGCCAGATTTCGGCATGCGAAGTTTGGGCTCCCCATTTTTCGAATGTTCATGCAAGACAAGCTACCACCTCCCGTGAGATCTGCAAAAGTGTTGCAAGACTTTTTCGTTCGACACATGCAACACTGGGGTGCTACCCGGAGGGCATGATGGGGAGGGTGCGTCGGACGACGGCTCTCCCCTTCTTCGTTGCGGTGGATTCCGTGGTGGATTCCGGAATCCAGACCGGAATCCAGTCGGGGTCCAGAAGCAGGGTTTACATGGGTCGGAGACGCGGGTTCGCGGGAATAAGTGCCCACCGTTTGACCCGGCAAAACGCTCTCCCAACCAGCATGAGAGATAGTTTTTTCGGATCAAGCGGTAACCGAACGGGACTGAGCAGAAACCCTAAGCCATTATTTTCCGGTTCCTTTCTGGCCGTAAACGTATACGGGGGGGCGCAGCGCGGCATATCGCTAGCGTCAGAGCCATTTTTTTGGGAGTCCACCCCGGTTGGAATCCACCCCCTGAAGCGGAAATAACCACGCAATAACAGCATCTTGGCTGGCGTGCTCCGGGGTGGATACCCTGGACTCCGGAGTCCAGCTTGAAGCCAGTGAAATCCGCCATGGATTCCGCAACCGGAGTCCAGCCCGGAAGCCAGCCAATCCTGCAACAGGACAATCCACATGACCCTCAGCTTCGCCCCGGAGCGTATCGAGCAATGGCCGCTCGCGCGTTTGCAGCCCTATGCCCGCAATGCCAAGGCGCATGGCGCAGACCAAGTCGCCAAGATCGCTGCCAGCATGGCCGAGTTCGGCTGGACCGTGCCGTGCCTTGTCGCAGAGGACGGCGAATTGATCGCGGGCCATGGCCGGGTGCTGGCCGCCACGCAGCTTGGGCTGACCGAAGCGCCGGTGATCGTGCTCGGCCATCTGACCGAAGCGCAGCGCCGGGCTTACCGGATTGCGGACAATAAGTTGACCGAACTCGGCACTTGGGACGAGGCGCTGTTGTCTGCCGAACTCAACGACCTGCTGGCCGAGGATTTCGACCTGTCGCTGGTCGGGTTTTCCGATGGCGAGTTGGACAAGCTGCTGGCCTACGTGCCGGAAGGCGAAGGTGAGGACGGTGCGGGCGGTGCCAGTGTGCCGCCGGTCGTAATCCCGGAACCGCCGCGCAACCCGGCGTCGCGCACCGGCGATCTGTGGGTCCTTGGCGAGCACCGGCTGCTGTGCGGTGACAGTACCAGCATTCCAGATGTGCGCCGCCTGATGAACGGCGAGCGCGCGATCCTGTTTGCGACCGACCCGCCTTACCTCGTCGATTACGACGGCTCGAACCATCCGACGCGGAACAAGGATTGGTCGCAATCCTATGGTGTCACCTGGGACGACAGCAGCCAAGGTGCAGAACTTTACGATGGCTTCATCGCGGCAGCGGTCGCCGAAGCCATCGAAGAAAATGCTGCCTGGTATTGCTGGCACGCCTCGCGTCGCCAGGCGATGCTGGAGGCATGCTGGGAAAAGGTCGGGGCCTTCGTGCACCAGCAGATCATCTGGGTAAAGGACCGCGGGGTTTTGACCCGGTCGCATTACCTCTGGAAGCACGAGCCTTGCTTCATGGGCTGGATCAGGGGCAATCGCCCGCCGAAGGTGGCGGAAGAAACCCTGCCGTCGACATGGGCACTGCCCAGCTTCGCCAAGGACGACCGACCCGATCATCCGACGCCCAAACCGCTGGACGCTTTTGGTATCCCAATGCGCCAGCATGTGGCGCGGGGTGGGCTTTGCTACGAGCCGTTCTGCGGCTCTGGCTCGCAGATTATGGCGGGCGAGGCCAACGGGCGGCGCGTCTTCGCGATGGAAATCAGCCCGGCATATATCGACGTCGCCGTCGAACGCTGGCAGGCCGACACCGGCCGCGATGCGATCCTCGAGGGAGATGGCCGAACGTTTGGGCAGGTGCGGACCGAGCGGCTGGGCGACAATGCTGACGCCCCCGCCGATACGCCCGACAAAGACGCCGATCCAGAACCCGCCCGCAAACCCAAATCCGCAGCGTGACATGCATGACCTGGCTCTACATCCCTCCGGACATGCTTCCGGAACCGCAGACGCATGCCTGTTCGGCCTCTCCCTCTGTTCCGGCGCTGGCGGGCTCGACCTCGGGCTCACCATCGCCATCCCCGGCTATCGTGCTGTGGGCTATGTCGAACGGGAAACCTACGCCGCAGCCACTCTCGTGGCGCGGATGGAAGACGCGTCCTTGGATCAAGCGGTTGTATGGGACGACGTTGCCACTTTCGACGGCCGACCGTGGCGCGGCAGCGTGGATATCGTCAGTGCCGGGTATCCGTGCCAGCCATTTTCGGTCGCGGGCAAGCGGCTCGGCACCGAAGACCCACGCCACCTCTGGCCACATGTCGCCCGCATTATCGGAGAGATCAAACCGCCCTTCGTCTTCCTCGAGAATGTCGCCCATCATCTCCGCCTCGGCTTCCCCGAAGTCGCCGGCGGACTGGTCGGCATGGGCTTGTCTTATGACTTTCCCCGGCTTCCTTGCGATAAGGGAGCCGCTGGCCGGCACGACATATATGCCGGGCAGCGGCGGGGGACGGATCGAGCATGGGTTGGCCGTCACGGGCCGCGCGGTAGTATGATCGCCCCCGTCTTTTCTTTTGACCTGAACGGATACCAGGGCGTTTGGGCCCGGATGACAAGCAGAGGTAAGGAAAAGACACATGCAGGATATCATCGGCATCGACATATCGAAAGGCCGACTGGATGCATTCCGGCTTTCGGACCGAATCCACCGGCCGTTTGCCAATGACGACAAGGGGCATCGGGCGCTCGTTCGCTGGATAGGGGTGGACGTCAAGGTCGTTTTCGAACCTACAGGCGCCTATCATCGCCACCTCGAAGCGGCACTGGCGTCGAAGGGCATCCCTTTCGTCAAGGTCAACCCGCGTCAGGCCCGCCGCTTTGCCGAAGCCACCGGCACGCAGGCCAAGACGGATCGGGTGGATGCGATGCTGCTCGCACGGATGGGGGCGGCCCTCGATCTTGCGCCTTGTGCCACGCGCAGCGAAACTCTCCATGAACTCAGAGAGTTGCATGTCGCCCGCGTGGGTTTGGTCAAGGACAGGACTGCGGCAAGAAACCGGGCCTCCATCGCCGAACACACTGTCTTGAAACGCCAGGGCAAGGCACGCCTCGCGCTCATAGACAAGCAGCTTGCTGAAATCGATGCCGTCATGACGGCGATGATCGCGCAGGACCCAGCGTTGGCAGCGCGTCTGGACATCCTGATCAGCATCCCCGGCGTCGGGACCGTAACGGCTTTCGCCCTGCTCATCGACATGCCCGAGCTGGGCACGCTGGACAACAAGCAAGCCGCCAGCCTCGCGGGTCTTGCGCCGGTGTCACGACAATCCGGCACTTGGCAAGGAAAGGAACATATCCGAGGCGGCAGGGCAACACTGCGGCGCGCCATCTTCATGCCAGCGCTCGTTGCTGCCAGACACAACGCAGACCTCAAGCGAAAATACGACCAGTTGATCGCGAACGGAAAGCCGCCCAAACTGGCCATAACTGCCATCATGCGAAAGCTCGTCGTCCTCGCAAACGCGCTGCTGAGAAAACAGCAAAAATGGACCGAATTACCCGCTTGACCAAGACGGATACTACCGCCTTGCGGCAGGCCTCTTTACAGCGGCGGAAGTCGGTGCGCCCCATCGGCGCGAGCGGCTGTTCATCCTCGCCATCCGCGAGGGTGACGAGTTGGCCGACCCCGCGCGCCTGCTCTGGGACCCGGTCGAGTGGCGGGAACCGGACCGAGATGATGCGGCTTTGGCCGACGCCCCGCGCCAGTGCGAACGAGAACCGGCAGACGAAGCCGACGCCGTCGCAGGAGGCGGGCCAGCACGGCATGAACCTCGCGACCACAGCAGCCCAGTGGCCAACGCCGCAGATCGACAGTTTCCGCAGCCGGGGTGGCGAGAGGCGCGACGAGAAGGGTCTGGACCGGATGGCGCGGGACTGGCCGACGCCGATGGCGAACGATGGCTGCAAGCCGAGTGCGGGCAACCGGCGGACGGCCGATCTGACCCATGTCAGCCAAATGTGGATGACGCCGACGGCGCGAGACCACAAGGACGGGGCGACGACATTGGCGAACACGCCGGTGAACGGCCTGCTTGGCCGCCAAGTCCTGGTGACGCCGGTGGCTGGGAGCGGTACCTCCGATGCGCGCCGAACCTTGAACCCGCTGTTCGTCGAGGCGCTGATGGGTTGGCCCACCGGGTGGACCGGCTTCGCCTTTGTGGCAACGGAGTGGTCCCCTTGGTTGCAGCGCATGCGCTGCGAACTCTCGCAGTTGAACTACTGGCCAGTGGATGAGGTGGCGGAATGAAGCAGTCGCGCCTCATGTCGCTGGTCGAGGCAGCGACGAATATCGTGGTTGGCTACGTGCTGGCCATCGCCACGCAAATCGTAGTGTTCCCATGGTTCGGCATCGCGACCGGCTTCGCAGAGCACCTGACCATTGGGCTCGCCTTCGTCGGCGTCTCGCTGGTGCGTGTCTATCTGCTACGGCGGCTGTTTGACCGAGGACGAGACGCCCAAGCCGTGGTTGACCTACTGAAGCGGTGGTGCTTTACGCCCGCTCCAGAAGCAACAGGGCGCGGTGAAGATGAACAACCACCAAGACATCCGTGACAAGTTGATAAAGCTCGAGGCGCTCTTTGCGCGTGGGGCGACACCCGGAGAACGGGCAGCAGCCGGGGCAGCGCTTGGACGGATGCAAGCACGCTTGGATCTGGCCGGAAGCAAGACGACTGAGCCAGAAACCGAATTGCAGTATATCCTTCCGGATGTTTGGGCCGTGCGAGTGTTCGTGGCGTTGTGCCGCAAGCATGATGTGAAGCCTTATCGGTACCCTCGTCAGCGACGAACGACGGTCATGGTGCGGGCCCGCAAGAGTGTTTTCGAGGTGACAATCGCCGCCGAGTTTCAGAGCCTTCATCGGGAACTGACCCGCTATTTCGACGAGATGGTGAACCACCTTATCGCCGATGTCATGAAGTCGGACGGTGACGACGAAACACTGGAGCAGCGCCAGATCGGCCAATAATCAGACTGGCCTGAACGTGAAAGCCGCCGACCGGGTTCGGTCGACGGCGGCAATATGGGCAGTGTTGCGGCCTGTGGTCAGGCTCAAGAAATCTTGTAGCACCGACCCCGACCGTCGACTTTTTCTGAAGTGATGGTCAGGCCGAGCTTCTTCTTCAGGACCCCGGACATCGATCCACGCACAGTGTGAGGCTCCCAATTAGTGGCTGCCACGATCTCGCGGATGGTCGCGCCGCCGTCGGCGCGCAGCATCGCGATCAGCGCCTCCTGTTTCGTGCCCTTGCGCTGAGTCGGAAGTGTCAGGTCTTGTCGCGGGGCGGGCACATCACCGTCGGCGTCGCCAAGGCCAAGCACCGAATAGGCGAGCGCGGTGGCACGCAGGGTGATCGGGCCGCGATCTTCGTCATGCCGCCAGACCGTGTTCAGGTCGGTTGCAGCAACTTCTTCAAGGAGCGCGTGTTTCAGGAGGCTCTTGCACACATTGCCGACGGCTCCGCCCTTCAGCTTAGCCGTGATGGGAAACACCATCCCGTCGGCGCGTCCGCAAGCGGTTGAAAGGATTATGGATTGGGTATCAGTCAGCTGGATCTGGGTCATCGTCGTCTCCTTATCGGGGCGCGACAATCGCTGCCCTTTTACGAGCCCAAGCCCGCCAGTCGGCGGGCGTGTTTCGGAAGGGGGGCCGTCACTCGGCGTGTTCGCCTTCCTTGAAAGCGCTGTCGGTGATCTCGCGCAGCTTGGCGCGGTAGTGGTTCAGGGTGCCGACGTGCCCCCAATGAATTTCGTCGGGGCTGGTCTCGAAATGGTCGGCGCTGAGGGTAGCCAGCCGCGCGAGCATCCCGTCGATCTCGTGTTTGGCGGCAAGGAATGCGTTCAGGGCTTTGGAGTCGTCGGTGGCGCGGCGGGTGGTCATGGCGTGGTCTCCTTGGCTGAGCTGCATCGTTTTCGTGTAATCACTTTCGCTCCGACGGGACGCTTAGTGTAGGTAATTTCAAGCAATATCAGTGCTTTCTGATCATACTTCGCCACGCGATCATGGTTGGGGCCGGTCCGCATCAGCATGCTGCGCGACCGTCACCCATTGGCAGCCGATCCACATGTAAAGATGCGCAAACTCCCGCGTCGGACGCGGCAGGATGCGCGGGTCGCACGGCGGGCTGAAGCAATCCAACGCCTCGGACGTGACCTGCCGTATCTCGCGCGCGGCGAGGATGTCTTCGGGCTTCCAGCGCGCCAGCGCGGGCAGCATATGGGCGGGGTAGCCGTCGAAATGGACATAGACATGGGCCCATTCGTCAGGTCCGATCTGGATGGCGATCTGCGCGCGGGTGCTCATCGGCCTGCCTCAGATCAGCTGCAGGTCGGCCAGCACGGCGCTGGCGGCGGCAAGCTGGGCGGTCGGCAGTTCGATCTTGAGGTGCGAGAACAGGTCTGAACAATCGGCCCGGACGCCCGCGTCCTTCAGCGCCTCCTCGATGCTTGCGGCGACGCTGTTCATGCGGCTGCGGTCGAGATGGTCTGGCAGCGTGGCGATGTCGATGCGGATGGTGGTGGTGGCCATGGTTTGATCCTTTCAGCGGGAGGTGGCGGCGGCCAACATGGCCTTGGCACCGGCGATGCGTCCGGCCTCGTAGGCCTCGCTCAAGGCGGCGTGCATTGCCCAGACAGCAACATCGTGGAAATCCAGCCGGTCGCGGTTCCGGGTTTCCAGCGTCTCAATGAAGAAATGCCTGGTGGCGATCTCGAGGATCAGCGCCTCGGGGGCTTTGGGTTTGGCTTTGGTCGCTTGGGTCATGGCATGGTCTCCGGTCAAGGTAGGTTTCCTTGACCCAAGAATCGCTCTATCGCAGAGTGTAATCAACTGAATAACAAGCAATATCATTGCTTTAATCGGATCGGACATGGCAATGCAGGGCATGAGCGAGCGTCAGTATGCCGCCCATGTCGGCTTGTCGCGGGGTGCCATCCAGAAGGCCAAGGAGGCCGAGCGGCTGGTTCAACATGCCGATGGCTCAATTGATGCCGCAGCCTCTGACCTGCACCGAGCCGCGATGACGGATCCGGCAAAGCAGCGCGGTGCGTCAGCGAATGCCCCGCCACCGACATCCAAGCTGAAGCCGGTGCCCGACACCGCGCTTTTGGCCGTCGGCGACACGCTGCGCGAGCAGGGCCTGGCTGCGCCCCTTACCGGTGGCGGTGCCAGATTTCCACCGACATATTGGGATCAGCAAACAGCGCACCGACAGCAGCAGCAAAGGCCGTCATCAGGTCCGCCGTGCTGAGCGCAGCACCTGCGGGCGGGTGCAGATCGGCAGCGGGTTCGACTCAATCTCCAAGCGCACCCATTCGTCGCGGTCCCGGTCGGGGATCATCCGCGCGTAGAGCGGCTGGCCCAGCGTGTTGACCGTCTCGAAGGTATCAGCGGGGGCGTAGTAAATCTCGAACAGCCCCTCGACGCCTTCAGGATAAAAATAGGCTTTGTCGGTCGGCACGCCAAATCCGAGGCCGCCACGGTAGCGGTGGAAGCTGATGCCACCAAAGCTGACCGCTTCCCCGACACGGCCCCGCAAATCCGCAGCGGCGGCCGTGTTCAGATAGGTCTCGCGCACTTCCTTGTGGGCGACAAGATCAGCAAAGAAGGCCGAACCGCATTCGGCGCGAAGTTGCACCTGTCCAGCGGCGAGCCCGCCAAGACTGTCCTCAACAGTTTCGATCAGGGCTTGGCAGCGTTTGCGCAGCGCCCCCGAGCCGGGGGTGGCATTGTCGAGGTCAAAATCCACTTCCGCCGCAGGCGTGATGCCAAACTCGGTGTAATAGTTGATCACGGTCGCACCGTCCTTGGGGTCTTTCACCACCCCTTGAATGCCGTTGAAGAGATGGAACTCAAAGGTGGCCTCGGCGTCATTTCGAAGCCGCCCCATCTTGCGCGCCACCTCTGCTTGCACCTGTTGAGTTGCGGTTTCCGAGCCAAAGTCACGGATGCCCTGGATCTCTGAGGCCCAGAGCACATCCTGCTTTTTGAACTGTCGGCAGACAAAGGCCCGCATGTCGCGCCGTTCAGGGACCTGTTGTTCGTAAGCCGAGCCGCGCTCCGAGAACGGGATCAACGACAGCGTGCCATTGCGGCTCTCAATCATAATCGTGCGCGCCCGCACACCGCGCGCGCCAAACAGGTTTGCTCCCGACAATATTGCAGGCTTGAAGGGGATGTTTTCGAGCGCGCGGGTCAACTCGATGATGCTGAAGGCGTCGCCTTCAAAGATGTCCATGGTGGCCATGAGCCGACCTCCTATTCAGGTGGGGATGATGGGTCTGCGCCGATCGCTCAGCGCAAAATGATGCCAAGGGCTGCCAATGCTGTGATGGCAGCGTTGATCTGCGCCTCAGTGGCGCCCTCGGGCAGGATGATCTCGTGGCGGTTCACGATGGCAGGGCCGCGCAAGATCACCACGCTGGCCGCGTCGGCGTCTGTTGCATCGATTGCAGCCCAGAGGATGCCTGCCGCGTTTTGGCT